AGCAGAAGGACCTCCTATAGCAACAACATTAGCGGAGGTTGTTACAATATTGGCTCTATCAGCATAGATATCATCCCAATTAGAAGATCCAGTATCCACTGTAGTTTTTGTACTATCCCAACCAGCAAAACCAGCAGCAGAAGGACCACCAATATCACCAACACTAGTTTCAACAGAACCAGAAAAACTCTCAAGGGTAGATGATGCGTCTCTTAGATCTGCTGAAGTATCTCTAGTAACAACATAAGTTTGCTGCCAAAGACCAGACACAGCATCAGAAACAGTAGCTTCTCCTCCATCGTTCCAACTATTAGAAGTATCCCTTACATCTATAAAAACTGAGGTCCAAAATCCTGAATTATCTCTAGAACCAACATAAGTTTGCTGCCAAAGACCAGACACAGCATCAGAAACAGTAGCTTCTCCTCCATCGTTCCATAAACCCGAAGTAGTTTCAACCGCTGCAACAACATCTCTGACACCAGAAGGAAGAAGACTACTAACAATAGTATCTCCTGCCTTAAATTCTCCTATACCAGAAGGATCCCCATCATCATTAAATTCTATCTTAAGAGGATTATTATCTGCCATGATACTTTATTATAGGTTCTGATTTTGCGCTAATGTATTATCTGCTCTGTTATTTCTATCTACAGGGTTTCCATAAGTTAGATATACCTCTTTCACATCAGTATCATTAAATCTAACACTTATAGAACTTAAAGAGAACGGAGCAGGTACTAGGATTGTATAAGGAGTTTGTCCTACTGTTCCCACTACTGCCGAAAGATTAGAGGCACCGTGCCAATCATTTGTAAGATTTGTATAAGGATGTGCATCATTTACCCACCCATCCAAATATACCATACAATCCAAGTCCTTTAAACCACCATTGGTACCTCCTGCATATATTTGTATATACGAAGCTTGAAATGCATTATCATCTGTTCCAGAAAGAATCATCTCCATTTTTACCCCTGTAGGCGATGCCCCAGGGGGGTAGTCTGCACTTACACTTAAAGGGAAGTAAGTGGGAGACTTCCAATACGTATCCTTTATCATTTTTACAGGTTCTGATTTCCAGCAGTAGTATTAGCTGCTCTCTGGTTAACATCTCTAACACACCCGTAAGTAATATACCATTCAGGTACAGTGGCACCTATATCTTCTAACTTTATTGAACTTACACTAAAATTTGAAGGAATCCTTAGCTCTAAAGGACAAAGCCCCATAACTCCTACCCTAGCCTTCCCCACAGTGCCTAAATTATTATAAGGGTGGAATCCGTTTGTCCAACCTACTAACTCAACTAAAGTTTCTGATTTAGCTAAAGTTACATCTGCATCTATTCTAATATAGTTTGCATAACTCTCTAGATTATTAGTTCCAGAAAGAATAACAGTAACAGTATTATCTCCTCCCTTAACAGCACTAACACATAAGGGAAAGAAAGCTTGATCACTCATTAGTATTCTTCCTCATCATTTTCAATTTCAGTTCCGTTTACAATGTCGGAGATGCTTTTAACAGCTTTCATAACTTCCGCATCGCTCATTTGTTCAGGGGGATCTACTTCTTCCTCTTGAACCTCTCCAGACTCCCCTTCGTCAGCTTCAGAATCCTTTTCTTCTTTTTCTTTTTCTTCTTTTTCTTCTCTTTCGTCATCAGTAGGAGAGTCCTCACCCTCTTGAGGCACAGGAGCCTCTTCGTCACCTTCATCATCCTCTTTAATAATATTCTCTACTAACACTTTAGATTTTTCAAACGCTGCCTTCACCTCATCAAAGGAAAAGAGTTCCATTAGTGGAAGATTTTCTTGCGAGTATTCTGCGTGTTGGAATATTTGCTGTATAACATTATTAACATCCAAACTCTGTACTCCAGTCTTATCCTTCATGTGAGTAGATAACTCAGAGAGGACTTGCTTGAGAACACTATTCTTTGGAGTTATTCTAGAAATAGCTTCAAACAGTACACGCTGAGTATTAATTAAACTCTTGAAAGAGTATGATTCCTTTAAGTACTGAAGATTAACACCATACTTCTCACCAAGGAGAGTTGTAAGCTGTTCTTTAGCTGGTTTCTTCATCTCGAAAAGAAGACTACAGTGAGCCTTTAATTCCTTTTCGGAGATATGTTCAGTGGAATGACCTAAATTCCTGCTTAAGGTCTCAAACAGCTTTTTCTTAGATAAGAGCGCAATATAAGGAAGTTCCTTTAAAGCCTCAGTTAAAGCAACTCCAACCTCTTCCTGGGGAGCATACACTTTATTAGCCAAACTATCTATAACTGGCTCATGAGCCCAAACTAGATCAAATGAGTTTTTAGCTTCTAAAAGCTCTTTCTTGATAAGTTCTTGCTGACAAATCATTTCATAGATAGATTTTTTAAAGTTGTCCTTAAATTCAAATCTACCTAATTTTTCTAATTCGTCAGTAGTAGTCTTTGGAACACTAAAAGCCTGGGATACAGCTTCTGATAACTTTAATGAGTTAGTTATTTCTGGAACTTGAGACTTTATACTATCTTGATTCTCAGCTAAGAAGGTTACTAACTCAGGTATAATCTCAACAAACCTACTAAATTCCTCTGCTTCAAGGATGTTGTGGGATTCATTAAAGATTTGAGTCTTCTTCTTCAGCTTAGATGCTGTATTATCATAAGAGCTTCTAGAAACTATTATATCAATCACATCTGTAAATTTATCTTCAGCGGAGGTATACTCATCTTGGTACAGCCCCTCTAAAAACAAAGAGATTTGATCTTTTACTTTAGAATCAAATCTCTCGGTGTCCGTGAATATGGAAGAATCTTCAATATTTATGTTTTCAAGAACATAGTTATTATCTTTGACGGAATAATTTCCCGAAATAACTTTATCACTCTCGGTAATATAAGTAACTCTCTTCTCAGTATCTTCAATCGAGAAAAGTTGAAGGTTTTCTCTTAATGAGTACCCCAAATAGTCTCCTAGTTTAACTAAGTTAGTGATATTCTTATTTCTAGACTCAAATATTTTTAGCATGTATATAGACCCCAACCATTAATAGGCTTCTTTATTATATAGGATTGTTTTTTTAATAATATTTATAAATTTTCCAATTTTAAAGCATTTATAGACTCCACAAGAGACATTTGTTTGCTTTTTTTGCCATATTTGTTAGATATATAGGATTTTACCCTCTCAATATCTTCAGCGGTGGCTTTTGTTGCGTTAGGCTCTTCTGGTGGAAGGGGTGCCTGCCCAGCGGGGCCAACATTTTGGTTACCTGCTGCTGGCCCAGGCCCACCAGGATTTGTGGCAGCCTGCTCTACAGCCTGTTGGTCCTGAATCTTCTGAGACTCCTCCTGTTGTTCCGCTTCCAGCTTCTCTTTTACGACCTCAATCTCCTGATCAGTCATGTCATAAAACTCTTTGTAAACCATCTCGGTAGGGAATAATTTAGTTCCTAAAACAGCCTGTACAATTCTAGCTTTTGCCTCATCTAATTCTAATTTTCTCTTAGTAAAAATATCAGACGGGTCTGGTAATTCTATAAAAACTTCATTAATTAAAGTTTGTGGGAACTCTTTTAATTTTAAATGTCTTTTAGCTATGGAGGTTAGCCCTCTACACACACATTCCTGCACCCTAACTATGGTTCTAGCAAATTTCACATCTAGTTGTGCTAAGTTAGCCTTTCTCTCAGGAGACTTATCAAACTCTACCACATAATCCTTAGGTATTTTCATGGTTGCAAGAAGTTTATCTCTAAAGTACTTAACATCATCTACTTCCCCTAAGTTTTCGGCACCCTTAAGAGTATCTATCTTAGTGCCTTCCCCACCTCTAACTGGAACGAAATAGTCCTCATCTGCTGCAAGAGGGTTATATCTGGCATCAATTTTACCATTAGCGAAAAACTTCTCTTTTTTATATCTTTGTTTAACATCTTCCATAAAAGATTCCGCTCTTGAAGTAGGTAAATTACCCACATCAATATAGAAGATGCGTCTTTCTGGGGCTCTTGCTAATCTATACACCAACATAGCATCTTCCATTAATTTTAATGATCTGAAAATACTTACTGCTCCCGCTGCTATAGATTTACCGTAAGGGTAGTACTTAGGATCAGAAGTATGTAACCTAAAATGAATTATCTGATTTCTATCAAGTTCTATATACTTCTCATTTCTTTGAAATGGCTCAGGTGCGCTCTCAAAAGAATTACTCTCTGGTATTTCTTGTAGAAATCTTTCTAAATACCCATATGCATTTTCTACTCTAATTATATGATTAGGATTTAATATCTTCAGTCTACGCAACCCTGACTTAGGTTTATTAACATCAGCTATTATCTCCATAAAGCAGTCCCCGTACTTTACAGTATTCCTTACTATATCCCAATATATACTTTTTAATTTTACTTTATTAAATAATTTATTTACTTCTTCAACAACTAGCGTACTATCGGAAAGTACTTTCCATCTTCTATTCTTTGTATCCTTCTGAGTAGACTCATCTGAATATATATCAAATGCAGCAGTTATCTCTGGGTAATCATCCATTCTCTCATATTCAGAATATCTCCTCTTCCTATTAATTTCTATCTCAGGTAAAAATGGTAACCGTTGATGATAACCACTAAACATTTTAGGGGGTCTAATGGGTTTTTCTGGATTAATAAGGGTATCACCAGCTAAAGTCTCCGCATCTTTTAAATATGGCAGCGCAGGAGTAGCAAAGAACTTAGCGAAAAACTGACCTATCTTACCTCTTGGGTAAGCATAGGTCATTCCCTGACCAGGACCACCAAAAGTAGTATATCCAGGACCAGCATCCTCATTAAGTTTATTTTCATTTATTTCAGAAGCCATGAGATATCCTCTTCTACAGTACCACCATAACTTTTAAGATTTTTAAGCCTTACAGGGGCTAAAAGCTTCTCTGTTGGTGTTTTTCCGTGCCTGTCAATAAAACTAACAGGTATTGTCTCTAAATATGTAGTCATCCCAAAGGCGCAAAGAGCTAAACTAGTTACCAAATCATCATGTTTAGACTTTTCTGCCTGGGCTTTCCCTGCTAAGGATACTATGAAAGTGTTCAGTTCTCCTACAGTTCGTTTAGAGTTAATTTTAATCTTATTTAGTCGTAAGCACTCTTCCATCATAGCCAATATTTCTTCTCTATTCTTAGTAGTTACCTGAATTCCAACATTTCTTTTATCATCAAAGTACAGGTTCTCGTATTGTAATCTTTCAAATAAATGATCTATTAAGTTATGCCCAATAGTATTACGCTCTAAGAATATAACAGCTAGATTATATCTCTGACCAACCACATTTAAAACTTCTGCCAACTCATTAATGGGAGTTGTATTTGAGTAGTATTCAGCTACCTGCTCCCCACTATACGCATCTAATACATGAAACGCCGAAAAATCCCGCTCCCTACCTAGAGATACATCCACTCCTATGATATACTGCCTTGACGGTTGCGGGTCTTCCCAAACATACATCCTGTTATTATAAGTTCTATATAAAGGCTTCTTCACTCTGCTATCCATATTGGTAAGAATAGTCCCTTCTATATAAGTCTCACCAGTACCTAAGAACTCACACTCATACTCCTGTAGCCACTTCTTGTGACTCATATTAGACCTAGTAGTTTCTTCCCACTTATCAATATTGATAGGAGGTTCTCTTTGCTCCATAGCTTCATATAAATGATCGTACCCCTCAATTCTAGTATACTCAGGATGATCTTGCCAATTAATCTGTATAGGATTAAATGAGTTTGCTCCTTCTATGGATCTATACCAAGTATCATAATACCAGTTACCTACACCGTTTACGGTGGATAGTACAAACGCTCTACCACCAGTAGAGATGATAGGATAAACAGCAGCCCAAATACTTTCAATATGTTCAATGAATGCAGCCTCGTCAATAAACAAAAATGAGCCAGCAAGAGATCTACCAGACTGCTTGCCTGATGGACGAGACTTAATAACAGATCCTGTACTAAGTTTTAAGTTGTGCATGTTCTCCTGTAATATAGTAGGCTGTAGAAATGCAGGAAGTTCATCAAACATGATCTTAATTCTATCCAAAATCTCAGTAGACTCCGTATCTCCCACAGAAAGGAACACAATGGTTTTATGCTCTTGAAATATAGCCATCCACAATGCATAAGAAGCTGAGATAGTCGTACATCCAGCCTGACGGAACTTACGAAGAATATTAAATCTGTTATTTTCAAGACAATCAACAATCATCTTTTGAAAAGGATACAGTTTAAATGGCACTAATCCCCTTACTGGGTGTACAACTTTGATATAATTAGATATAAAGTATATCGGATCAGACTTACACCGTTTGTATTCTTCTTTTATTTTAGCTAGTTGAGATTTATCCATGAAGATATTTGCATTTATATGTACCCGTAAAGAGCCTTTACCTAATTATACACAAAAATTAGTCTCCTATTTATCTAGGTGCAAAATAGAAGTAAAACTTCTAATTGGTAAGAAAAGTATATTTGAAGCTTATTCGGAAGCTGTAGGAAACGAACTAATAAAGGATGAAGATATTGTAATATTCTGTCATGATGATATTGAAATTATCATGGACCCACAACAATTCATAGATGTTTTAATTAAAGCCTCCAGGAAACCTAACGCTGGATTCTTCGGTCCTGCTGGAACAACTAAATTATCTCAAGACGCAGTATGGTGGAATCAGAATATATGGAGGGAAGGAGGACATAGAGGTTTAGTCATACACGGAACCAATATTACAGAAGGACAATACACTTTCTATGGTGCGCCAGGAAGAGTAGCATGTCTAGATGGATTATTTTTAGCTATAAAGGGAAAAGCACTTAAACAACTAGATTTAACTAAACCAGAGTACTTCGAAGGAGAGTGGGATTTCTACGATATTCATTATACTATACAAGCACATCAAAAAGGACTCTATAATACAGTTGAGCCTATCTTTTTACTGCATAGATCTATAGGGGAACTAGCTGGTAGAGATTCATGGCATAAGAACAGAATAGCATTTATCAATGCTACACAATTACCAATAACCGTATAATGGAATCATTAAGCGAGAAGTACCTAAAACTATTATCTGAATACGAAGAACTACTAAAGAAGTTTAAAAATCTTCCTCCTCCTCAGGAAGCTTCTTCCCAAGATACAAATTGTGAACAATGTGAACAAAGAGTTCAAAACTGTTCTAATGCATATTCTACCCTTTATGATGCCAATAGACAATTAGTACAAGAAATTACCAAATTGTATAAGATGGGGGTACCCCCTAGAATAAGTTCTTTCTTTTCTACAATCATACCTTGGATTAAGAATGGCTTTAAAGTATCTACCTCAGCAGAAGATAGGATTTCTATGTGTAAAAAATGTGATCTATTTATTAATGATACTACATGCCAAGCTTGTGGATGTTATATGATAGCAAAAACTAAAATACCACAAGCATACTGCCCAGTAGGAAAATGGAAAGCTGAAAAACCTAAAGAAGATTAGGAAAGTAATTTCGCCATCTTAGGATAGATAGTGTGTGCAGCCAGTCGTCTCTTACTAGAAGAAGATCGACTACTTCTTTTAGTTGAAGAACTAGAAGATCTTCTACCAACAGGACCAGGACCACCCTCTAAATCACTCGGATGTGGGAACCTAGTTTTCTTTCTTCTAGTAAATCCAGATCCCCCAGCACCAGATTGACCACCACCATCACCACCACCCAGAGCAGCCAAAAATGGAATAATAGGCCACTTTCTGGGTTTTTTGGGTTTTGTCTCCTTTCTTCTCCGTTCCCTTGAAATTCTTCTTGTTTGTGGGGAGCGTCTAGGCCCTGTAGAGGGTTCTGTAGAGGGTTCTGTAGAGGGTTCTGACGCAGTTTTAGCTGATGCTTGAGTACTAGGAGCAACTCTAGGCTGTCTAGCTGGCTCAGGAACCTCAGTTGGGTGAGGTATCTGTCTTGGGTCTGTACTTGGGCCTGGAGCAATCCTAGGCTCTTTAGCTGGCTGTATAGCTGGCTCTTTAGCTGGCTCTTTAGCTGGCTCTTTAGCTGGCT